TGGACACTTTATAAACTGTCTACAACGGAAGAGGTGGGATTTGAACCCACGGAGGACTTGCACCCTCGCTGGTTTTCAAGACCAGTGCCATAAACCACTCGACCACTCTTCCCTTTATCCCAGTGTCTTATGACCCCGGAGATAATAAAACAATTAGTGACGAGATAAGAAACAAGTATAATGCTCCGTACCACAGCCACGTAATTGTCATATCGCTGAGTTTTTTCATCGGAAAAACTTCCTAATGAATATTTCCAGATCTTCCACATAATACCATACTAAAAATTAATTGTCAATCAGGTTCCCAAACTACCCTTTGGATTAGTAATGCTTTTACCATACATGGCATCAGACATTTTCTGATCATCTGTTCTAGTGTCAGGTGCTGGTTTCTTCTTATTCTTTTCTGCTTCTGCTTTTCTCTTAGCAGTCGCTGCTTTGTTTTCAGGAGTTCCGACAATGGCAGCAGCACCATGCTTTTTAATCAGTTCATTTTTAACAAACTCAAATGCACTGCCACCTTCTGCTACATCTTTCTTCAGGTTTGCCTTACGGTACGCAAGATAGTCTCTATCTTTTTTACCCATACGGGCTTGACCTTGTGGTTTCTTAGAACCTCCAGCAGGATTAGGACCAGTATTCTTTGCTTTGTAAGAATAGTTTGCACCACTACCCTTTGAATCGCCAGAGATCATTTTACCAGCATCAGATCTAGAATCTTGATACTCTTTCTCAGTCTGTCCGTGCTTACCTTTGTAGAGTTCTGCTACCTGCTCAACTTCTTCTTTTCTGGTTGCCTTCTTCTTGACACAGTTTGGATATCTCTTACCAAACATGGTCTTCATACCCTTCTTCTCATAACCTGCCCAGCACTTCTCAAGAATTGATTGAACAATCTCTTCTGTCATTTTTTCCTTGGTTTTCTTAAGAATTCTCTGCTTAGCATCATGTGCTGCTTTGTTAGGTCCATCCTTGGCCATGAATCCTTCTCTAGAAGCATTCATCTTAGCAAGCATTTCCTTCTTACCTTCAGAAACTTCAGTCTCTTCAACATATTCAGAACGATACTTGCCACCAGTCTTTTTGTGAAAATCAGCAAGTTCTGATGCTTTTGCATCAGCATACTTCCTACTCTTTACAGGTTTGCCAATCTTCTTCTCCTTCTTTCCATCGGGAGAACCATAAACTTGATAAGGTGCTTCAGAAATTTCAACTTCTTCCTTATACTGAGGATGATCGTCAAGTTTCATTCCACGCTTTTTCTCAAGGCGTGCTTTCTTCTCAGCAGTTTTCTTTGGATCAGCGGGAGGTTTTGCATTACTGAGTAACTTTACTCTTGAAATATCTTTTGCAAGATTGTCATACTTGTCTCCTTCTGAGACTTCAACTTTCTTTGACTTCTTCTTGTAAGTCTCTTTGGGGAAAGATTCAGTCTTGCCACCGTAAGTTGCTCTGACTGGTGCAGTACCCTTTACATAAGTTTCAGAGTTGGAATACTTTCCTTCACCCATCAGTTTGGGTCCTTTTGGTTTAGGAGTTGGTTCTGTATTCTTTGAAAACCCTCTGGTCTTGTTTTCACGAGTTAATGGAGTATCAGTCTTTGCTGCCTTCTTTTTACGAAGTTCTTCTGCTTTTGGACCAAGTTGTTTTGCTGCATCTGGAGTCAATGCACCAGCACCAGTTGATCTTGCGATCTGTGAATCCTTTCCACGCACAAAGTTTCCACCTTCCTGAACCTCAAAAGATTCAGACTTATTACCCCAGTTCTTTGCACCAACTTTGCGGCACTTTACCAGAGCACCAGATGCGTATGCAGAAGGCCACACTGAATAGCGTGACTTGACCTTATGGTAGCAAGCATCCTTTGTACCGCTACCCTTTCCTTTCTTGTCCTTTGCCATTACTTGTCTCCTTTCATGTGGTCTGCTGCTTTATAACGCTTGTCACCTTTCATGTAATTTTGATATGCAGGGGTGTTTGCTTTCTTGTCAGCGTTGGTAATAAGCATACGAGTGTCTTTCTTTTCCTCTTTCTTTCCACCACCATAGACTGCTTCGTCAAGGAGTTGAAGTTGAGAAGAATGGATCTTGGCGATAGTTCCTTCAGAAAGTTTTGCCATCATTGCAGTTGCTTCAGTGAAATCAGAAGCAATCTCTTCGTCAATCAGATATGCGATTACGGTATCGAATGAATCAAGTTCAGTACCTTCAGTCTTAACTTTATCTGCTAATTTGCCTAATGCACTACCAACAAAGTTTCTTGCTTTTTTGACACCAGACTTGACTGATGCTTTTGCCTTCTCAACAGCACCTTTTGCTGCACTCTTAACTTTATTTTCTGGTGTTGCTGGTTTCTCTGCTGGTGTCGATGCTTTTGGTTTCTCTGCTGGTGTCGATGCTTTTGCCTTCTTTTCTGCTGATTTAACTACATCAGACATTTTTTTCCGACCTGCTCCAGCAATCTCAACTTTCTTACCGCCACCAACACCTCTGTAGGTCATTGCTTTACGGACACCTGACTTTACCTTTGCCTTTGGACCGGCCTCCATTCCAGATACCGACTTAGTATCTCTCTTAATCATTGCACCACCTTTCTTGCCGGGAGGAAGTGCAGTTCCCTTTTCGCCTTCTGCTCCCACAGATCCACCTTTGGATCTTACGGTTCCTTGAGCACCAGCACCTGAAGTTGTACCAGTTGTATCCTTTCTTTTCTCAACTGCTTTTTTAGATGCACTGGAAAGTTTTTCAGAAGGTTTTAATACCTTTGCTACTTTTTTAGAATCTTCTACTTTCTGCTTTCTTGATGCTTTTCTTTCTGTTTGCTTTTTTTTCTCTGCTTCTCTAGCATCAATTTCTGCTTTTACTTCATCATAAGACTTAGCATTTTTACGTGCTTTCTTTGCTGCCCTCTCTTCATTTAAGACCTCAGACTCCTCAGAGATATAATTTTCAAATCCCCTATCAATTTCTTCCAGAGAAAAACCTTCCTCAAGAAATTCATCGTAAATCTCTTCAACGAGACTGTCGATTTCTTCTTGAGAAAGGTCTTCGAGGATGAGTTCCTCCTCCACCTCTTCATTTAAATATATCGATTGATATGCAGACGCAATTTCCCTAAGGTCCATCTTGTGTAAGTTTTGACGTTATCTTTATTTATAACTTTCCGCCAACAACACCACTATTCACTACTCTAGTATAGTTTTCTAATGTTCCTTCTTGCAAACACTTGAGATGCCAGCGTGTCATCTGTAAAACTCCATCCTCAGTAGCACCTGTAATAAAATGCTGACCTAGTGGTTCTTGTAGGATGGAAGTGTATAGACCGAATCGTGTCTTCTTAATATAGAAGGCATCATCAATCCATTCTACGTCTGAAGGAATAACATTCTCTACTGTTCCACCGAATGAATCACTCAGTTTCGCTTTCTTCTGTTTCGTCTGAGTCTTTTCCATTCTTATTAAATCCAAAAGGTCCTTCTTTTTCTTCCATCTTGAGTCTCAGTGCAACTGTACCGATAGACTCAAGAACTTTCAAAATGTCTTCTGATGAGGCATTTTCACCGAGTTCTTTGGCAACATACCAATACTTAGGCCAGAATGACTCACCTGCTTTTTCATAATCTTCAAGAGTTAGTAGTTTCATTCTTCTTCCTCTTTAAGAGCAGCTTCAATTAATTCATCGAGATTCACAATTACTTCTCTAATAGCAACAGTTCTTTGTGATGGAAATTCATAACTGTCTTGCTTAGTAGAACGAAAAAGTGCTTCACGCACTGTTGCTGCATGATGAACAGATAGTTCTACAGTTACCTTTTTACCACAACTCACAGGTCTCCCTCCGCACGATTTTCAGAATAGTAAACGTCAAATGCTCCGCCAGGATAGCGTGCTTCCAGTTTCTTCACGTTACGAGCAACAACCTCATCAAAAGAAACTTCAAGTGCCATACATGCTTGAGCAACATACCACATCAGGTCACCAAGTTCAATGACCATGTGCTCCTTATTTTCAGGACTAAAAGGTTTGCCCTGGAAGATCATCTTTTTAATGATCTCAAGGAACTCACCGCCTTCAGCATTGATACCGACACCAGCAGTCAAGAGACGTTCGATGTTTGCTCCCTTTTCATCAAGTTCAACAAGACGGTCAGACAGAGCAAGGAAATCAGTAGAAGCATCAGAAGTTACTGCGTTAACGAACTCTTGGTACTTTTCAAAGTCAACAGATTTAGTCATAGTTAGAATTTAAGTGATGCAAATTTTTTAACAAGTTTGTCGCTATCTTCGTTATTATACTCTTCTTCTTGTCCACTGTCAAGGATATCATTCTGTGCGGACTGCTCACAATCATACAGTCTCATCTTTGCTCTGTCAATACCAACGACAAATCTCTTATTGACTGAAAGATCATTGTATCTATTCTTCAACTGCTTCACCATAATTTGTCCCAACTCTTCGAGCTCGTCTGTTGAAATAAGGGCAAACATAAGATCAGCAGTAGCAGGGAGACCAAAGGACTCGCTAGTGTCAGTAAGCTCAACGTCAGAGCTACCATAACCAGAACGAGTGGTCTGCGTGGCAGAAACGATAGGGACGTTTGCTTCAACAGCCAGTCCTCTAAGCTCTTCTGCAATTGCTTTAATATAAGAATATGAATTGACAGTGCCACCCTGCCGATAGCGGGAGGAAGCACATATATTAAGGTAATCAATGAAAATAATATCAGGTCTAAATGACTTCTTAAGTGCAAGTTCGTTAAGAAGTGCCTTAAAGTGTCCACTATGAGCACTCGCTGTAGGATATTCTTTAATTATAAGAGACCCTTGTGTTTTTTGCGATATGTTCGAGACTTTTGTCTCGAACATCTGACGTGGAAGAGTTGCAATCTCCTGGATGTTGACGTTTAAAAGATTAGCATCAATACGTTCTGCAATCTTTTCCTCTGCCATTTCCATTGTGATATACAAGACGTTTTTGCCCTGCAGCAAACAAGATGAGGCCATGTGGCACATGAACAAAGACTTACCTACACCAGTGCCAGCAAGAGCAACATTGAGACTCTTGTTCACCAGACCACCCTTTGTGATCTTATTGAAGAAGTCAAGATCGAATGGAATCTTTTCTTCAGTCTGGTGGTAAAAGTCATACCGCTCTTCATAATCTTGCAGGTAATCATGACCCACATGATTATCAAAACTTACAGAAAGTGCATCAGAAAGGATAGAGGGGATAGCGTCCCTACCTTTCTCTTCGTTGTTTCCGTCTGCAATACTGATTGATTGAACCAGTGCCAAATAGATGGCACGATCCCGACACCACTTCTCAGCAGTATCAAGCAACCATTGCTTATCATTCGGAATGTCTTGTAGATTCTCAAGACAATCACAGACTTGCTTGTAAACATCGTCACTCAAGTCTGTGCGTTTTTCTATATCGATAACAAGTGCCTGTTTTGTAGGCATACTGTTATACTTAACAATAAAGTCAGAGACTTCTTCGAATATTACCTTTTCATGAAAGTTTTCGAAGTAGTCCTTTTTAACAAAGGGCAGAACTTTCCTTGAGAAATCTTCGTTGAAGATAAGATTTCCAATGATCGTTGTTTCAACTTTTTCCATTACGAACCGTAACTAAATTCCTCCTTTGCAATCTCATCAAGTTTGTCCATGACTTCTGGAGTGAAGTATGCTTCTGGATCTTTGTAGATTGCTTTAGCGTAGACTTTCTTGCCGTCTATTTCATAACGACCTGCCACGTTCTTCCAGAGACCACCAAGTTCTCCCAATTCAAGAAGACCATAATATCGATCAAGACCACGCTCATCGTAATACAAACGCACCGTAACATCTTTGTTCTCCTTGCTTAAACGAGACTTAGCAGTCTTAGCCTTGATAAGGTTTCCGACGATTTCCGTTCCATCCTTTTCTTTCTTTTTGCTGAGATGGATGATTGTAGAAGCAGCATACTTGAGTCCGCTGCCTCCTCCCATTTCCTTTGTAGGGACATAAGCGCCAATGACATCATAGGTGTGGTTGGTAACGATCATGGGGATGTTTGCTTGACCAAGTTTCAGAGTCAGCATACGGAAAGCACCTTTGATCAGTTGGGATTTGGTCATGTCCCGAACTTGCTTATCGTTGAGTGCGTCAGTGATCTCCTTCTCGGTGGATAGCATACCAAGAGAGTCTAGCACAAACATACAGGGTTTGCGATCATCTAATGGTTTCTTAAGATAGATATCAACTGCCTTCAATGCTTGACTGCGGAACTGCTCAACAGTCACAACATTGACAATGACAGTTCGATCAAGATCTACCCCACGACTTGCGAGTAGAGACTTGTTAACAGCGGCTTCAGTGTCAAAATATATGCACATCCCATCAGGATGAGTATCCAAGAAATTTTTGACGACAGCAAGGGAGAAAAAAGTTTTTCCAGTACTAGACTCGCCAGCAATGGCAGTAATCTTATTCCCAGATACACCACCAAATATAGACCCTGAAACAAGTCCGTTAAAAATGTACGAACCTGTGTCCACATAAGTTTCAGATTCATCTATGTCAGAAGCAAGTTGTGTGTACTCATCACCAATTTCTTTTACAATTTCTTTCAAAAAATCCATTAGGCAACCATCCCGTATTGTTCACGTAAAATCTTTTTGTAAGGACCATCAGGATTTGCATCTCTGATTTCTTTTACAAGTTTTAGTTTTTGATATAGTGCAGCATCTCCGCCAAGACGCATAGCACTAATGATTGTAGCAAGTTCTTTGTCGTTAATAGGAAGTTCCATTCTACTCCATTACGTTTTTTGATTCTGTGCAGATAACCCAATTATAACTCTTTTTCATTTCTTTTGCAAACCATTTTGCACTATACTCCTCCTCAAAGTATCTGCTATGTTGAACCGGGGAAATGAGTCCAGGTTCTGACCAACGGACAATGTATTTACTCATGAGAAGAAACTCTCCAGACTGACTTTTTTCTCAACAGACCATCCAATTGCATCAAGAATTGTTTTAACAGGTTCCAAGAAGGCCTTGTTAAACTGCATCTCATAATCGACAAATCGATTCAGATCAAGTTCCTTAGGGAAATCTTGAATGAATGAAATGACGTTCTCTCTAGTCGGGTTTGGACTTTTGAGGTAGCAGAACTTAATCTTCTCCCCATTCTGTATGTAAGCATACTTCTTGTCCAATCCCCGCTCCTTTATATAGAAGTTGTAGAGCAATGCACCACGAACATGCATTGGTGTACCCTTTGCATAGATTGTATTACTACCTTTGTACTTGTCTACAGAAGACACAGATCGTGGGAATGATACTTCCTCTGGTGGCAACTTCTGGAAGTCCTTACGGGAGTCTTCAATGAACTTGATGACTTCATCCTCTGTGCCACTCATGACCAGTTTCAGACCATCCTTAATCATCTGACGGCAAGGTGCAGGTGTGGATGACTTGACTGCTTCAATACCCATGATCTTCAGTTTGGGTTCTGCATATCGCACACCCTCACTGTCCCAGACATTCAGGATATATCGCTTCTTTGCAGTCCAGATGCCACGATCAGCGATGTTCTC